GCCCACGAAACAGATGCAGGCTTTGATTTGTTTTCTGATGAAGATTTAGTAATCAGAGCACATCAAACAGTGCTTATTAAGACTGGCTTGGCTATTCAGATGACACCACCAGCAGGTTGGAACGCATATGCGTTAGTAAAGGATACAAGTGGAAATGCTTATAAATTGAAGTTGTCTACAAAAGCAGGTGTTGTAGATATTGAATATACTGGAAATGTTGGAGTAGTTATCAGAAATAACAATATGTTTAAAAAAATTGTTATTAAAAAAGGAGCAAAAATCGCGCAGCTTATTCCTACACTTATTCCATTTGCAGAGGAAGTTGAATGGGAAGATAGAGAAACAGAACGCGGCGACAAAGGCTACGGTGCTTCTACAGGAACAGCTGCGGAGAGTAAATGACAGTAGCAGAATTGTGTGGTAAATTACAAGATGTCGCACATTCTGGCGATGCTCAAAAGGAAATAAAAAATGTAGTTGATATTCAAGTTACGCAAGACGGAGTGTATTTTTTGCTTAAATCCTTGGAAGAAGATATAGCAGAAAATCCTCCAGGATTATGGCAATGTTAGAGTTTAGTGGTAATGTAGTAGATTTGTTTAGCTATAAACAATTATGGGAAAAGAATGATAGACCAGTTGTTGTTTATTTACATAATCCGTTTTGCAAAACTTATGATAATTGCCTTTTTTGCTGTCATAAGGGTTGCCCAAAAAATAATCATACAGAGCAAGAAGTTCAACAATTTTATTTTGAATATATGCCTAAGCTCTTGAAAGATTTTTATGGTGATATTATAGAACAACAAGAAATAACGCTTATGAATTTTGGCGGTGGAACGCCAAACTATTTAAGCGCGACAGATTTTGAAAAATATATGTCTATAATTTGCTCGGTTCATCCAAAACTATTAAATGTGTCAAAGGTAATAGAACTTCACCCTGCGCTAATAACAAAAGAATTTATAGATGTTTTACATAAGTTTAATTTCACTACTTTAATCTTTTGCTTTCAAACATTTAATAATAAAATCTTGCGGCAACAGGGAAGACTAGTTCCCGATTACACAAATTCTTTTAATTGTATGAAGTATGCAAAAGATATGGGAATGAATATTGCTGTAGATTTAATTACTTATTGGGACACTAAGCCTGGTTGGGAAGAAGTTTTAAGAAGTGATCTAAAAATACTGCAGCATACTTTACCAGATGAGCTTACCATATCTGTTTTATATCAGAACAAATATGGTAATGATAAGTTTAATGGCGCAGATGTTTATAGGAAAATTACAAGAGAGTTATTACATAACCCTGTCTTTAAAGATTATGATAATCCAGAAGGAACTCTTGAAGATTTTTATAATGTAGCAGCAACAAGAATTTATAATCCAAGTTCTAATATTAGAAAAGACTTTGATGTTTATATAAATTCTTTAACAGATATGTCTTGGGAACATGAACAAGGTTATTCTACTTTAGGAATTGGAACGTATAAGAATGGCGACAAAGCGGCTTATTCAATGATAGGTCCAGATATTCTTATTTATGAAGAAGACAACGGATTGGATAAAATGCCAATTTTGCATCTTCATAGAAATTATAACTTTTGGGATGCTGCTAGAAACATTATAGATTTTTTACAATCTAAGCTGGGGGATAATCCACCAGTTGGAGCAAATTTAGTTTTGCAGAACATCTGCACTTCTCAGAACTTAGAAAAAGAACAGTTCGCACAGTTTATACAAGGAAATTGTAGATGGGATCTTTCACCAAGAATTTGTTTTTCTGGAAAGTCTACAAGTGAAGTTTTAAGAGAATTAGAATTTAAAGCTTGCATGGATAATATTGACAAAAATGAATCAAATTCTTATAATATTGAAAGAAAGGAGAAAAGATGAATAAATTTGAAGAAGCTGCTAAGAAGAGAGCAGCAGAAAAGAGAGAAGCTCGTAATAAGGCACGAGATGAAGCACAGAAGTTCGTTGATGAATTTAGAAAGGAACATGGAAATAACGGTTTCATTTCTTTGAGAATTCGTGATGGATTCATCGGAAAGGAAGTTGGTAACGGAAGACTCCAGCTTGAAAGAACAAAGCCACGCGGAACATTGGTGGCAATTAAAGGTGAAGATGGAGAAGTATTTATTGGCTCTGTTTATAAGTCAAGCAAGGATGACGATATTCCAATCGTTGGTATCGCAGAGGCATTGAAAGATGCAATCGCAAGAAAAGAAGGAAAGGACGGAAGAGCCATAAAAAATAAAGATTTGGATTTGTGGAATTTCTTCTACATCAGATCAAGATGCTATTTCTTCCCAGAGATTTATTCTCACACCCGTGGAACAAGCAAGCTGTCATATCCTAACTACGACAAGATTCATCAGAATCGTGCAAAGGCTTTGACATTCATTGGAAGAGAAGATTTAATCTAAGTTAAAATTAAAGTCGGCAGAGAAATCTGCCGATAATTTTATAAGTTAATTTTATAAACCGAAAGGAGATCTAGGTAGAAGTATGGATTATAAAAAGACTTATATGAAAATAATAAAAAAAGCAAAACAAGAAAATAGAAAAAAAGGACTTGGGGAATACTATGAAAGTCATCATATTTTACCCAAGTCCCTTTTTCCATTATGGGCCAAAAAGAAGTCTAATATAGTTTTATTGACCGCAAGAGAACATTTCTTTTGCCATCAGCTTTTAACAAAAATTTATCCTTCAAAAGAAATGGCTTATGCTGCTTGGTGTTTTTGTAATACAAGGCATAAAAATAAAAAAATAACTTCAAGAGAATACGAAGCAATAAAAAAAGAATATGTTAAATACTTTACAGAATCAACAAGAGGGAATAAAAATGTATTTGGAAAAAAATGGTTTAATAACGGAGTCGAAGAAAAATTACTTTTCGAGTGTCCAGAAGGGTTTTGTATTGGTAGAATCCCAGATAAAGAATCAAGAGTAAAAGCAGGAGTAACAAATAAAGAAAGAAATAAAACTAGGGGAAGTGTTCAAAGCAGAATGCCAGAAGAAAAATTAAAACTTTGGAGGCAGCATCTTTCAGATACTCATAAAGATGGTAAAGAAATTTATGATAGTATGTCGGAAGAAATTAAAAGAAAAAGAGCAAAAAAAATATCTAACTCTTTAAAAGGAAAAAAGCCCAACGACGAAACTAAAAAAAAGATAAGTGAAGGAATTTTGTCTTCACCAAAGCACAAAGCAGCAGTTGAAAAAGTTGCTTTAGCTCATAAAGGAAAAAAATTTTTTAACAATGGCGAAATAACAATTTTAGCCACTGAATGTCCCAAAGGTTATAAGCCAGGTTTAATAAGAAAAAATAAAGTCAAGGAAGACTAAAAATACAAGGAGAAGTATATGATAATTAATTTTAATGAAAGTGCGGCGTTTGCTTCTAGGGTTGCAAACATTAATAATGCAAATGCTCAAAAAACAATGAATGAATTGGCTTCTGGCAAGAGGATTAACTCGGCTAAAGATGATGCATCTGGTTTGGCAGTTTCTACAAAAATGAAATCAATGATTAGAGGACTTAATCAGGCTTCAAGAAATATTGCTGATGGTTCTTCAATGCTAAATGTTGCGTCTGGTTATTTACAAGAAACAACAGATATTCTTCAAAGAATTAGAGAATTAGCTGTTCAGTCTGCTAATGGAATTTATTCTGATGAACAAAGGTCTATGATACAGATAGAAGTAAGTCAGTTGGTTTCAGAGGTTGATAGAATTGCCTCTTCGGCCACTTTTAATGGCTTACAGCTGTTTACTGGTAGGTTTGCAATTGGAAATGAAAACATAACATTGCATATTGGTTCTCAAGTAGATCAAAGAATCTCGTTCAATCTTGAAGCAGCAACAGCAGAAGCTTTTGGCTTAAAAGGTTCTCAAGGAGAAGAAAATTCCATTTCTATTAATACACCAGAAGAAGCAAATTTAGCAATTTCCACAATTGATGAAGCTTTGTTAAAGGTATCAAAACAGCAAGCTCTTATTGGCGCAAATCAAAATAGAATGGAAGTTGCTAAGCAAGGAATTGATATAGCTTCAGAAAATATGTCTGCAGCAAACTCTCGCATAGAAGATGCAGATATGGCAAAATCTTTTGTAGAAATGTCAAAAAATCAAATATTAAGTCAATCTGTTGTCGCTATGCTTAGTCAAGCAAACTCTCAATCACAAAATGTATTAGCGTTGTTAAAATAGAAACGGCGACTTCGGAGGGGTTCTCGCCATAGAAAGGAGAAAAGCAAAAGGCTACCAAATTTGGTAGCCTTTTTTATTTGCTAAAAAAATAACCCGCTCTTTAAGAGCGGGTTTTCTATTAGACCGCTTTACGCGGCCAATCTATTACAAGTTGTTAATTCTAACTCTTGCGTAGTTGTATTCTCCACGAGGTGCCATAGAAATAGCATATCTTGAGAAGAATCCTCTTACGTTGTTGAAGTTGTCTGGGTTAACAACTGTTCCTGACATCCAGTTAGCGTATGGTGAGTAAACTACACCTGCACCGTATGTTGAATCCTTAGATTTGTATCCAAGAGTGATTTCGTCTTCCTGAGCACCGCATCTGTTTGGATCAACGTAGATTGCCAAAGAACCATTTCCAAGAGTACCTGCATTGTAGTAAGTTGACTTACCGTTTGCAATTTCTCCTGCTTTCCAGTCTGGGAGCATCTGAAGAACTGCTGCAATCTTTGGAGATACAACTGCCCAATCACATGGTCCAAGGTGGTTGAATGTAGCTACTTTTGTACAAGCAGCGTAAAGTTTCTGTGCCAAGCAGCGATGTCTATCAAGGTAGTTACCCTGTGTGTTGTTACCTGTAGTTGCTGCGTCGTCTGTCCAGTTGTGGATCTGAGAAAGATCAGAGATGATGTGGTCATCAATGAATCTAAGGATTTCACGGTCTTGTTCATAGTTTGTCTGAACAGATGCAACTTTTACAAGTTCCTGTTCAACATTAATCTTATGATAAGCCATCATATCCTGCTCAGCTTCCTTAGTCCATCTAACCTTCAATTTACGTTCAGTTGTCTCAACGTTCATGTGGTCGATGTGGAATTCCATCTCTGGAATCTTTGAAGTTCCTTCCTGATCGTAAACCAAGAAAGCTTCAAATTCGTTGTCTCCGTCGCCGAAGAATGCTGATGCTGGAACTGTTACTGTAATAGCACCAGTTGCAGGGTCGAATGTTACGTTGTCTTTAGTTCCACCGTAAACAGTAGCGATTGCTTTACCTGTTGTTCTGTTGTAAACTTCGAAACGTTTAATCTTATATTCTGCTGGGTTTGTTCCCAAGAAGTTTGTGATACCAGTCTGTGCACCGAAGTCAACTACACCAGTAGCCTTATCTGCAGATGCAACAAAAGGTCCGATTTTTTCTGAAGAGTACCATGTAGCGAAAGCTGGAGTTGTCTGCTGTGGTGCACCAGAGAATTCGTCGCCTGCTTTAATAGTTCCCTTGTCATTTGAGTAGTCATAGTTGATGTAGTAAATTACACCAGTTGGCTGCTGAATTGGCTGAACTGAAACCAATTTGTTAGCAATAAGTTCTGGCATAACACGTCTGATGATTGGGAACATTACTTTAGGGATTACATAATCACCTACAGCTCCTCTCATCTGTGGTGCTTCTTCAATAACTTCTTCTGAAAGAACGTTATTTTCAAGCCAGTTGCGTGCAAGAGATCCTTCCTGAATCATATATCTATATGAGTTTTCAAGAACCAATTGAGTATTAAGTCTTGTTTCGGCATCATCGATGTCGTCTGTAATCCAAGACCATCTTTCGTTAAGCTGATCTTCGAAAAGGGCTTTATCAACTAAATTGTTTGTTAACATTTATGTTCTATCCTCCTAATTATTTTATGTAAGATTTCATAACGTTTTTGACCTTAGACAAGTCATTCTCGTCTTCAGAATCATCGTCGTCGTCGCCATAGAAGCCTTCGTCAAGGAATGACTCTTCTTCTATATCGTCATCATCTTCATCTTCCTCATCGTCGTCATCATCTTCGCCTTTTTTACCTTTCTTACCTTTGTTTTCTGAATCGTCGTCGCCTGCGTCATTATCGTCTGCGTCGTCGTCTTCTTCTTCAAAGATATCCTGCAAAGATTCCATAATATTATAGAATTGTTCAGTTACCTCTTCTGGGCTACCTTCCTTAATCATTGAAAGAACAAACTTCTGTGTTTTTTCTCCGTATGGTGCAAGAAGTTCAGCTACAGTCTGAGCACCTTCCATAATTTCCTGTTCTCTTCTTAAAGCTGCATTTTCTTCTGCTAACTGTGCAATTGTATCAGAATATGAATTTTCTCTGAAATTTTCGTCAAGAAGTGGAGCTACCAAATCTTTAATTTGTTCAAGAATTTTCAATTCTGGATTGTTTTTCAATACACTAGCAGTAGCATCAGCTTTAACACTTTCTCTAAGTTCTGCAAGAGCTGTTGTAAGTTTGTCAGAATATTCTTCTGCCAATTCTTCACGGTATCTAAGATTTAGCTCTTCAAGTTCTTCTAGTTTGTCTGCTTTTGCTCTTTCTACTTCTTCCTGAAGCTGAGCCATAACACTCTCTTTCCAGTTTTCAATTGATTCCTGGATATATGTTGCTGACTCTTCATCAAGCTCTTCATTAAGAAGTGAAAGTTTTTTGCTTTTATCTGCCATTAAACTAAAACCTCCATTTATAATTTTATCTTTATTACATACGAAAAAAATAGATTTAAGGAGGTTTTTGTCCTTGACAAAATTTTATCATTAGCTTAAAATTTATTTATGGAAAACAATATAGAAACAGTTAACAGAAAAATTAGCGACATTTATGATGCGATGGCTGATATGCAGATTTACAAAAATACTCAGTATGGTAATATTGGTTCTCAGCCACTTGGTTTATTTGCAAGATTTATGGGGCCAGATACAGTAGCCCTTAACGGAATTTATCAGCGGCTTGATGATAAACTTTCAAGAATTAAGAATTGCCCAGACGACAAGCCTCGTGTTAATGACGTAGTCGATGTTATGGGATATTTAAATTTGCTTCTTGTTAACATGGGAGTAACAAAAGAAGATATCGCAAAGTTTAAGGATTAAAAAATGGAGAAAACCTTTCCTTGACGATTAGTTTTGCAGGCAGTTAGTATTGACTGCCTTTTTAATTTATAATGTGATACATTTACACGCAGTATAATCAAGATATAAGTTAATTATATGACAACAGAAGAATTTATAAAAAAAGCAAAAGAAGTTCATGGCGATAAATACGATTACAGTTTAGTAGAATATAAAGGTTGCCAAGTGAAAATAAAAATAATTTGTCCAGAACATGGGGTATTTGAGCAGCAACCAAGAGCTCATTTAAGAGGACAGGGATGCAAAAAATGTAATCATTTTTCTCCAGGTGGAAAGCCGTTAGAGAAGGAAGAGTTTATAAAAAAAGCAAAAGAAGTTCATGGCGATAAATACGATTATAGTTTAGTAGATTACAAAAACAATGTAAAAAAAGTAAAAATAATTTGTCCAGAGCATGGGGTATTTGAGCAAACTCCAGCAAACCACTATTTTAATAAAGCAGGCTGTCCAAGGTGTGCACGCTGTAAAAAATTAACAACAGAAGAGTTTATAAAAAAAGCAAAAGAAGTTCATGGCGATAAATATGATTATAGTTTAGTAGACTACAAAAATATAGATACTAAAGTAAAAATAATTTGTTTAGAACATGGAGTGTTTGAAACAACGCCGCATATTTTTTTAAATAATCATAAATGCCCAAAATGCGGTTTAGAAAATAAAACTAAATCAATTGGTGAGCAAAAGATTAAAGAAATATTAAATAATAAAGAAATTATTTTTGAAGAGCAAAAAGAGTTTGAGAGTTTAAAAGATAAAAAACTATTATCTTATGATTTTTATATACCTTCGAAGAAACTATTAATTGAATATAATGGAAGACAACACTATGAATTTCATAAACTATTTCATAAAAGCCACCATGATTTTTTAATCCAAAAGCATCATGATTGGCTAAAAAGAAAATTTGCAAAAAACAATGGATACAATTTATTGACAATTCCTTATTGGAATTGTAAAATTATAAAAAATATTTTAGATGAAAACTTAGGAGGTTAATATGACACATCTCCATGTGCATACTAATTTTAGTAGATACGATGGAGTTTCTACTTGTCAGGAAATGGTAGACCAGGCAGTGGCTAACGGGCACAAATCATTAGCGATTACAAATCACGGATTAGATTCTATGGGTGATCTTTTTCAGTTTCAGCAATATGCAAAGAGTAAAGGCGTAAAGCCAATTCTTGGTTGTGAATCTTACCTTGTAGATGAATTAGTCACAATGGAAGGTAGAAAAAGAAAGAGAACTCATTATAACCATATTATTCTTTTGGCTTCAAATGAAATTGGTTGGAAGAACCTTTGTCATCTTTCTTATATCGCTAATATTGACGAAGATCATTATTATTATAAACCAAGAACTACTTTTGAAGAACTCTTCCAGTACAAAGAAGGATTAGTAGTTGGCTCTGCTTGTTTGGCTTCGGTGTTTTCTCAGAACGTTCTTGCAGGAAATGAAGAAAAAGCAGAAGAATATTTTAAAAGATTTGTTGACGAGTTTGGTGATAACTTTTACGCAGAAGTTCAGCTGAATGAGCTTGTAGAAGAACAGAAAAAATATAATGATTGGATTATAAAAACAGCAGAGAAATATAATGTTCCAGTTGTATTGACTGGAGACGTGCATTATGCAACACGCGAAGGTGCTCAGACTCAGAGATTTATTTTCAACCTTAGAAAAGAAGAAGATTCAGAAGGAGACGATACTTATAAGTGTAAGTCGTTGTTCTATCAGAGCGTTGAAGATTTCAAGCAATTTAATAAAGGCTGGAATTATGGATACACAGATGAGCAGATAGAACAGTGGTGTGCAAATTCAGATAAAATAGCAGAAAAGTGTAATTTTGAAATTCCTTTGGGAACAGGTATGAAGTTGCCAAGGTTCTCGTTTGATGAAGAGGAAGATTTTGTGAAGCTTTCAAAAGAAGGATTGGCAAAACATTTTGATTGTGATTATGACGATTGTCCACAAGAATATAGGGATAGGCTTGAGCTTGAGCTTGAGATTCTTTTGAAGAAAGGAGCTTATCGTTATTTGCTGAATTTGTCTTCTGTAATTAAGTGGGCAAGAGAACAGAAATATATGCTTGGTAGTGGACGTGGTTCTGCGGGCGGAAGTTTGACTTGTGCTTGTTTGGGAATTACATCTTGGGCAATTGATCCAATTAAACTTGGTTTACTTTTTGAACGTTTTGTGTCAGAAGATCGTCTTGTAAGTAATATGTATAAGTATTACAAAAACGATTGGTACGTAACAAAGAATCGAAATTATACTTTCGACGATTTAAAGAAAATTGTAGCTCAGAAAATTAAAGAGTATCCAGAATATAAAGACCGAGCCTTAAAAGAATTAAGAAGAGCAAAGTGGCTTGATAGCGAAGTTTCTATTTATGATGAAATTATGGAAGTAGAATGTGATGATAGATATGTTCTTCCATTTTTCTTGGGTAAAACAGATAAAGTAGATTTATCTAAGCCTCTTGAAATTGCTCAGATTAAACGTGGCGGTTCAGGTGGTTTGGATATTGATACAGACTTTGAGCCAAAAGCAAAAGAAGCAGCAAAGCAAATGCTTATGGAAAAATATGGTTCAACAAGAGTAATGGGTATTGGAACTTATACAAACGTTGGATTGGCTTCGGGTATTAAAGATATTCTCAGAAAGTGTGATGTTCCATATAAAGAAAGTAATGATTTCTGTAAGGAATTAAATGATGAAATGAGCTTCGAAGAAAATATGGAAAATTACAGACAGAACTTTCCAATTCTTTATGAAACTTATGAAAGAAATAAAGTATATCTTGATTTCACGCCAAGAATTATGAATGGTAAAAGAGCTGTGGGGCAGCATGCTGGTGGTTGCTTATTGCTTGACGATGATGTTTGGAATTATATTCCTGTAATTCATACAAAAGAAGGTGTTGCAACTGCATTTGTAGAAAATGGTGGTATGACTGAGCTTGATGAGCTTGGAGTAATTAAATATGACTTTTTGGCAATTACAGCTTTGGAAGTAATTAGTAATGCCGTAGAAAGTATTGAAGAAGAGCTTGTAAAGATCGAAGACGATGATGGAATAGTAAAAATTGTGGGGTCTTCATATGT